CAAAGGAAGAATAGTAGGAGAAGATTGTTTTACTGGAGGACCTGGAACAGATGGTTGAGTTTTTGGCGTTATACTAGAAGGTTTTAAAGTGGGTGATTGTAAAGAAGATGGTGTCGATATTGACGAAGATAAAGGAGTTGATTGAGTAGATGAAGAGGGTGAAGGTGAAGATGTTGTAGATGATGGAGTGGAAGTAGGAGTTTCTTGTAGGGTATCAGATTTTATCATCCATTTTTTCATACCTTCCCATTGAGCATCAGTAACAGCTTCTTGCTGAGTCTGTCCGGAAGAATCTGGTGATGATGAAGATGAGGAGGATGAAGACGATGCACTATCTTGCCCTGGAGGTGGTGCTTTACCATCTGCCGCTTTTCCACCAGGAGTCAGAGCAATAACATGTTGAGTGTTACCATAAACCCATTGACCAAGAGGTTGACCATTCCACAATGCTCTACCTTTATTCTGAGCAATAGCCATATCATATCCTCTAGAATTATATGATGTACCATTCCAACTAGAGTGTCTTGTTTGGAAAATAAGCGCACCAGATGGAACTTTACCTTCGTTTACAGCCTTATCATATCCAGATTTACTGAATATTCCAGTACTCACAGTACCATAAGGACTCTTTAAAGTAACGTTACTTCCACCAATACTTTTCCAACCATATTTTTTTATAAGCTGAACTGCAGCACCTCTTGGATTGTTTCCTTCATCAGCTCCAGTTGCAGCTGGATTAGGAACTCCACTCTTCTGCATAGTGTCTAGAGAACCTGTTACACAATATCCCGGTGGAGCAGATGCTTTTTTAATTTTTCCATCACTCAATTTATCCAAGTATGGATGAAGAGATTGTTGTTGATTTGGTTTTGTTGGTGGAGTTCCAGTTCTACCTTCTCCTGTTGATGATGTCGATGGTTTTGCTCCACTACCACGTTGACCACCAGAATATCCCCCACCTTGAAATTTCTTTATTTTTATATTAGATACATTTGCATATCTTTCCTTATTATCACCACCATGCTTTTTGTTCATCTCTTCCAAAAATGGAATACCCAAAGCCTTAGCTGCTCCAGGAACTAAAACAAATTCACCTGGTCTTAATGCAGTTAATTGCGTATCCTGTCCAAGACCACTTATCGGAATTCCAGTATCAGATGTAATCGATCCACTAGCATCCTCAATTTTTTTATCTAAAAATGTAGTTGGAGAAGTTGGTCTAGAAGATCCACCACCCTTTTTAATAGAAATATTTGGATCTACAGAAAAATTATTTGAAAAATTTGGAGATATAGTTGGAGATACTATCAATCCGCCTTTATTTTTAGTTTGTACTGGAGTTGTTTGAGATTGTTTTTTTGGTTCGGAATTACCTTCATCTTTCCCAACAATATCTGGAGCTTTTAAATCTGGAATATCTGGAATATTTGGAACATCTACAGAACTAAGTTGAGGAGATCCTGGAATAAATTTTAAGACTTGATTGACCAATCCAATAAAAGCATTCAATCCAGACTCTATCAAATCCACAAATCCCCTAATAGGATTAATTAAATTATTATCAATCCACTGTAGAATATTATTAAAAAATCCAAAAATACCATCCATCAAATCTTGGATCGGTTGTAAAAGTTTTTTGGGATTTTGTAATATTCCAAAAATCCAATTAGCTACCGACCCAAGAAGAGTCATTAATAAGAAATTCTGAATCCTATCAAATAAACTGGAAAATGGTTTTGTTATCGTTTCTACAAGACCAGATCCAATTTTACCAGATTTAGATTCTAACTGAGCTTCTTTACCCGCCCTACTAGATTTTTCACCTTCTTTTGAAGAAAGACTAGCTAACTTTTTTTTAAAATCTAATTGATTTTGAAGTGATGTTAATATACTTTCTGCAATTTTTTTTATTTCTACAACGACAGGAAGTAATTTATCAACGTTAGATTCTTCATCTACTTTATTGAGTTTATCAATATCTAGAGATTTTGTATTAATTTTTTTTGATTCTACCGAAGAAGGAGGTAATAATTTTTGCGTAGAAATATTATCAATTTTACCTTCTAAAGATTTTTTTCCTAAAAACTTATCAGTTTTTATAGTTTGTTTTTTTACTTTTAATTTTTTATTACTACCTTTTAGACCCTTTACTCTCTTAAACTCATTAGTTATAATTTCCACATCTTCAGTAGACATAGAAGAATTACTCATTCTCCCTTCTACCATTTTTTCTTTCAACAACAGAATATACTCATCTGGATCAAAATCAAAAACATCTTTTAATCCTAAGATTTCTAAAATCTTAGGATCAATATCTTCATTAACTGCAGATTGTTGAGTATTTGTCTGTGTTGAATCTACAGCCATATCATCCCGTCTGTTGTTTTAATCTTTCTTCTTCAAGATGTTGTTGTAGTAGGGAAACATATACATCCCTTTCCCACGGAATCATATTTTCTATCTCTGTTAATGAATATTTATGAAACTGGATTAAAGCAAAATTCAATTTAAAATAATTTGCTAGGTCCATATGAACCATTCCTAGGCGAAAAAAGATGCTAACCCTTCAAGAACAACTTTAGATTTTACCTTAGTATTTGGATTTACAACTTCAACTTCATGAGATAACTTAGGCATAGTTTCAAAGAACTTTTCAATTTGTTTAAATTGAGAAGAATTCATACCTTCCAAAAACTCGCTGATTTCTTTTGGAGTAACATCAGAAGATGCCCAAACTTCCTCTTCGTTGTAGATTTTATCAATACAAGATGCAATTAATTCAAATGATTTATCCATATCAACATCACTATTAAAATCAAAATTATTTCTAATAAATTCATCAAGTGATGGATATTTCATCTCCATATACAAACCTTCACCAAGATCAATTATTTTATTGTGATCTTCATTTCTTTTTACTTGAATATCATCAACACTAATAATTACGGACGCTGGAGTAACCCCATCATCTGGAGAAGTAATATTTACTTCAATGTCTTCCCCAACTGACTTTGCTCTAATGTTGAGAAAAAGATACTCAATATCAAATGTAGGTAAAGATTCTACCTTAACATTTTTTGTTTGAATGCAACTTTTTAATACGGTTTTAATACCATTTGATATTTCTTTGATATCTTCTGTTTCTAAAGCTAATATTAACAGTTTTTCTTCTTTAACCAAAAAAGGTCTATATGCAACTTTTTGGTCATTTGATGGGAGAGTTAAATGATAAGTTGGAGTTACAATTTTAGGTAAAGGCATAATTCCCGATACAATTCATACGATCTATTTATTACCCTATTGCTTGCCCAAATGGACCGCCATTACTACCATCAGTGAAATCAGCAAAGTTAGTAGAATTCTGTCTATTGTCGCCAAAATTATTATAATATTCATTTGTACGAATGTTGCTTGCAGCAACATTACGTACTGGTGGAGAAATTAAGGAAGAAGGTTCTGGTTTATTAACCTTTGCCTGTTCGGTTGGTTTTAAATCACCAGTAAATTCTGTAGGAACTCTTTCCATTCCAGTTTCTCTAACATATCTTGTATAAGAAAAAGAAACCGTTACCTTTAGAATTTCGGATCCACTATAAGAAATTGGTATAGATGAAATATTACTAGGAAAAGCATCTATAAATGTATATTTCACAGCAGGTTGTGCAATTGCTTCTCTTTTTTCAAATTTAGTTAAAAATATATCACACTTATAACTATCGGGATAGTTCATCCTATAGTAAGCATTGGGAAGTTTATAATCCTGCTGTGCAAAAGTAGATCCTTCGCCAACACAATAATTAAACCAAGACTCAAAAAAGTCCATGACTTTATACTGATAATCCACATAGAAAGTCAAATCAATAGTATCATCATAAATTCTACGATAAACCATTTTTTCGGTTACACCATGATAATCACCAGTTGCTTCGTGAGTAGCCATTCCAGATCCAGGAAGAGAAGCATCACAACAAAGTAATCTCAGAGACAAAGCTTCATTTGAATTCAAAGTCAAATTTCTTTGACTCATAAAACTTTTTATAGATTGATTTACCCCACTCGTTACATCCACAAGATAAACCGAAGTTTGGGCAAGATGCAATACCTTATCTTTTATATCCGAATACTTAAAATGCTGGGGATTGGGTGCGCCCATTTAAATAAATAAGATTTATATATTATTATGTATAATACAAATGGGAGAAAGCATAAAAAGTAGATACTATCCAGAATATCCAAATAAGTACAAAGGAAACCCAAATAATATCATATGCAGAAGTAGTTGGGAAAGAAAGTTTTGTAGATGGTGTGATCTAAATGAAAATGTTTTAGAATGGGGATCTGAAGAATTTTGGATACCATATAAATCTCCAGTTGATAATAGAGTTCATAGATATTTTCCCGACTTTATTATAAAAGTTAGAGAAAAAACTGGAGAACTAAAAACTTATGTAATAGAAGTAAAACCGAAAAGACAAACTATTCCACCAAAACAAAAAGCAAGAGTTACAAAGTCTTATATAAACGAAGTTAAAACATATGCTGTAAATCAAGCAAAGTGGAAAGCAGCAGATGAGTTTTGCAAAGACAGACTTATTGAATTTAAAGTGATTACTGAAGATGAACTCGGGATAAAGTAACATAAATATTCAATAAAACTTAAGTCATGTCGCAAATTACGACTCAGCAGCAACAAGCTCAATCTGTAGCAAATAAAAAAACTGGATGGAGCGTGTCTGCTAATGACCCAAACGTATTAACCAAAGGACCTAAACCAGTTTTAGGATCAACTTACACATATAAAGTAAATAAAAATACAGGAGCAATTGATGTTTATAAATCTGGAAATGCAATAACTGGCGATTTTCAGGTTATGAATATAAGTGCTACGGGTAAAGTTACAGAGTATGGAGGTGCTACAGGTTTAACTCCAGAAATCTTAACCAATCTAAAAGCAAATGCAGTCAAAGATGCTAAGGTTGCTATAGCAAATAATGCAAGTGGTGACGTAAAATCACAATTAACCAACACATCAGTTTATAAAGGAGTATCCAATCAAGGAACTGCAGCAGGATCAGCAGAAGCAGCTCAGAATGGAGCAGGATCTCCTCAACAACAAGGAGGAGGTGCATCTGCAGCAACATTAACAACCTCATTAGATCAAAATGACGATGTAAAGTCAGCAACTCAACTGGGAACTAGAACTTCAAGTGCAAAACTGTCTGGTAGTAAAGTTTTATCTTACCCACTCAACATATCAGGAGATAGAATTAGAATTCAAATAGGAGAATATAGAAAGTCTGGATTGCAAGGGTCAAGTGGTGGAGTAGGATCACCAATAGACGCTGCTACAAAAAGATATGGAAGTTTTCCAGCATTATCAACAATTTATCTACCAATACAAAGTGGTATTAATGATAGCATGTCTGTCGATTGGGGTAACGGTGAAATTAATCCACTGACTGCTATGTTTGCTGGATTAGCATATAGTACAATATCAAATTCTGGGCAGAGTTTGGGACAAGGCATTTCAGCATTTACTGGTGGATTAAAAGATATTGCAGATAGAGCAGTAACTGCAAATCCAGAATTGAGAGCAATGATGGTGAATTACTTCACTCAAGAAGCAGTTGGTATGCAAGGTTTATTATCAAGAACTGCTGGAGCAGCAATTAATAATAATTTAGAATTACTTTTTAATGGACCACAACTTAGATCATTTACATTTAGTTTCAGACTTACCCCAAGAAACAAAACAGAAACTGATGTTATAAGAAAGATAATAAGAACATTTAAAATAGCAATGGCTCCAGAAGCAACGCCATCGCAAATATTTTTATTAGCACCAAATGTATTCAAAGTAACATACATGAAAGTGAATGATTCTGGGAAAAAAGTTAGTTCAAACAGTGAAGAAGGATTAACACTTCATCCATTTTTAAATAAAATAAAAGTATGTGCATTAAAAGATTTCTCCGTAAATTATACACCAGATGGTCAATTCATGACTTATCTTGATGGTGGAGGCATGACTGCATACGAATTAAATATGACCTTCTGTGAACTAGATCCAGTTCTAGCTAATGATTATGATGGCGTAGATAGTACATCAGACGGAATGGGTTTCTAAA